GAAAAATCTGCACAGATTCTTACTCCTGAACAGAAGAATAAACTTTGGGCGGTACTGAGCAGACAAAATAGTGATGGAGATACAATCTTAGACATCTGTAAAAAGGCAGCATTTGACTATCAAGCAATCGGAAACGCATTCGTGCAGTTGGATGTAGTGCAAGGTTTTACTTTCGCTACACACCAAAATATTAACTTTGTACGACCATTCAGAAGCACAGACCTTAAGACCCGCTTTTTTGGGATTTCTGCGGACTGGGCAATTCTACCTTATAGCGGAAGAAGCAGAGGATATGAAAGATATGAACTGACAAATGTTCCTGCAACAGTCAAAGACATCGCAGCCTATCCAAGGTGGACTGATGAACTTGATACTCTACTTGAGTCAGAATATGGTCAAGGAGCAAATCTTGCAGAGCTTTATGGATTTGATAAGTCTTCAATGTTACAATTGAAGCAGTATTCTCCTTTGATGTATCAATGGGGTGTACCTGGATGGATTGGTGCCAAGCATTTCGTTGAACTTGAATACAGAATTGCAAAGTTCAATGTATCAAAGTTTAGGAATGGCTTAACTACTTCGGGTTTATTGCAGTTGTTTGGTGACTTAACTCCCGAGCAGCAAAAGGATTACCAGGAAGCTTTTATGCAGAAGATGACTGATACAGGCAATGACTTCAAAGTATTGTTCCAAATCCTTGAAAATCCTGAACTCAAAGCCAATTGGGTACCATTCGAGCAGTCATATAATGGCTATTTTATGGAGTTATCCGAAATCGCAAAAGATAGAATAGCTACAGGCTTCGAAATTCCTTTGAGTTTAGTGCAAGCTACACCAGGGCAGCTCGGTAATAATCAGCAAATACGTTCTGAGTTCGAAATTTTATATCGAACAAAGATTTATGATATTCAGCAGTCAATCTTGAGAGGCATTGTTAAGCCATACCTTGACACAGTTGCTGAGACAGAAAATATGGAGTTCTTAAAATCTGTAGAACTTGACTTCATTAACATCGTACCGGTATCATTTGCGGGAGATCTTGATGTGAATATGCTTCTTACTAAGACTGAAGGTAGAGAGATTCTTGGATATGGCCCGACATTACAGCCTGCAATCAAAGAAGAACAGATTCAAGCTGAAGCAGATGCCGAAGTGGAAGCCGAAGAAGGCACAGACAAGCAAGAAAATATATTGGCAAAAATTAAAAACTTACTCGGATGGCGCAATTCATAAAGGCTTTAGAAGTTGTGAGAGGTGGTTACATCCGCATTACTCCGACAGATACTCAGTTCGACCCAAATCTGTTGGCTCCATTTATTGACAATGCAGAGCGAAGATATGTTCGCAATCTCATCGGTGCTGCTTTCTTTGAAGAACTGAAGACTAACAGAACAGCAGGCGTGATAAATTACAATCCTGCATTCGGTGCTATACAAGCTGCTTTTGCAAATACAGACCTTGAAAATTTGTTCCTGGATGGAAAGCTATTTGATTTGATTGGATTCGCAGTCCTGGAAGAGTCACTCAGTTTCTCACATTTTAAAATCACATCGGCAGGTGTACAAGTTACACAGGCAAATTTTGCTACTCCTGCAAGTGGTAATGATATGCGCTACTTAAAAGATACGTTAAAAGATAAGATTCAGTTTTTACAACAAGAAGTTATTACGTATCTTTGCGATAACAGTTCGTTGTACATTCCTTTTGATTTTGATCCCGAAGGAAAGTGCCCAACTTGCAAACCTAAAAACAAAAATATTTCAACATTCCCAATTATATATTAATGATGAATAAGCAATACGCGGAATTAAAAGTTTATGCCCTTGGTGGTGGCATCGCATTTGAAGAAAAAGGTGCTTCAGTTCCATTCCTAGTTATCCCTGCAAGCCAAGCAACTATCAAGCCTTGGGGCACAAGTGGATTCTTGTTTGAAAATATCCTCACAGGAGATGTCATCGCTTTTGTATCTGAATATGATGATGTTCTTGATAGTGCAGGTGCTGCTTATGGCGTTGACCAAATTTCTGTGTTTACTGCCTTAGCTGCTTTTTTTTTTGATGTAGCAGGCACCTAAACAACAACGACCTTTTGAATGCTGACTCTATTGCTTTTAATTTAGCAAGTACGGTTAACCCAAATGCTGGTCAAATCACTTTTGATGCCAATTATGGTACTTTTGTTGGTGGTGTTTCAGGTGGTTCTATAAAGCTTAAACTCGGAACTCAAGAATTTGCAAAAGTAGTAAATAAAACAACTCCGCTTGTCAATTTATTAGCTGCAAATTATCAAGTTTGTATCGTGGCTGGCGCAACAGGTCAAAGACTTTCGGTGAAACTTGCAAGAGCTGATAGTGATGTAAATAGTGCAGGAACTCTCGGGTTAGTTGCAGAAAATATAAATGGTAATCAAGAGGGTTTTATTCAGACCGTTGGCACAATTGAAAATCTAAATACTTCGGGAAGCTTACAGGGTGAAACTTGGGCGGATGGCGATTTACTTTATTTGAGCGGTACAACTTTTGGAGCAATAACAAACGTAAAACCAAGCGCACCAATCCACGAGGTTAGAGTCGGTTATGTTGAATATGCTCACGCTACAAAGGGCAAAATCTACGTTAAAATTGATAATGGTTATGAGCTTGATGAGTTGCACAATGTTTCAATAAATTCTTTGACAGTTGCCAATAATGATGTACTAACTTATGAAAGTGCTACTCAGCTTTGGAAGAATACAAAACAGCCAGTAGAAATTCAACTTGCTGCATCGGATGAAACAACAGCATTAACAACAGGAACG